CATAAAAAAATCTCCGGGGGTATATTTTAGGGTGCATTTCACCCTCTGCATAGCATTTACACGAACTCACAAGGTTGATTACTTCATTTCTTTCTTTTTCTCCTTTCAAAAGGTTTGGGTCGGCTTTGTGAGTTCTTTTAAATGTTATGCAAAACTTTCTATTACCCCCTATGAAACACAACAAGAACTATACAACATTTTACAGAGAGGAGGCAGTAAGGATGAAGAAAGCTAAGGCTGTAACTTCTTCCGAATCTTCGAGAAAGATGAGACCGGCTTTATCTCCAGAAGCCAGAGAGAATCAGTTAGTATCCTTGGCTGTGGATCTTGCTGAACAGCAGTTGCGAGACGGCACTGCTTCTTCTCAGGTCATCACTCATTATTTAAAGCTTGGATCAACTAAAGAAAGAATCGAAAAAGAAATTCTTGAAAAACAAAAAGAGTTGATAGAAGCAAAAACACAATCGTTACAGTCGGCGCAAAGAATTGAAGAACTTTATATGAATGCTCTTGATGCTATGAGAAAATATAGCGGACAAGGAAGTTCAGATGATTAATAAGATGTACCTCGACTGCATCTTTATTTAACGGAGGTGAGTAAATGAACGATTGGAAGAAGACGGCAAAACAAATGTATAAAAATCATACGGGATATAAAAAGATTGCAGCTCGAGTTAACAAAACAGAAGATGAAGTTCGAGAGTTTATAAAAAGCGAAAAAGCTAAACAAACTAAACAAACTAAACAAACCGCTGCAAAAAACAAACCCGATAAATTTACGATTTTCGAAAATTTAGCTCCCACGACGCATGTTCAAGAATGGAGTGGTAATCGAGTTCTTTCTTTTGGATTGATTAGTGATACTCATATAAATTCCAAATACACTCAACTTACATATCTTCGAAACTTTTATGAGATTTGTTCTCGAAGAGGTATTAAAGATATTTATCATGCTGGAGACATAGATGAAGGTGAACAAATGAGAACCGGTCACCAGTACGAATGTTATACACAGGGCGCTGATGATCACATAAGTGAAATCGTAACAAATTATCCTTGTTTCGATGGAATCACAACACACTTCATTACTGGAAATCATGACTCTAGTATTTATAAGAGATGTGGTGTCGATATTGGTGAAATCATATCCATGAAACGAAAAGACATGAAGTATCTTGGGAGAGATTGTGCGAGAATCGAAATTACCCCTAATTGTATTCTTGAATTGCGTCACCCTTGGGATGGGACAGCCTATGCTATATCTTATAAACCACAAAAGATGATCGACGGGATGGAAGCAGATAGTAAACCTAATATTCTAGCAATAGGACATTATCACAAACTTGAATATTTGTTCTATAGGAACGTTCATTGTTTTCAGGCAGGATGTTTCCAAACACAAACTCCGTTCACAAGAGGTAAAGGTATAAGTGTACATCTTGGAGGGTGGATTATAACCATCGAGGTTGACAAAAGAGGTTATATTCAGAGGATCGTCCCTGAAATGATTCCTTTCTATAAAGGGATCAACTCGGACTATAAAAATTGGAACCGGAGTTAAAATGATTAGGACTTATTCAGAGCTATCCAAGTTGAACACTTTTGAGGAACGATATCGATATTTAAAACTTAACGGAGCCGTCGGCGAAGAGACATTTGGATTTGATAGATTCATAAATCAGAACTTTTATAAGTCACCCGAATGGAAAGCTGTTCGGGATTTTGTAATTGTAAGGGATAATGGTTGTGATCTCGGTCTCGAAGATTATGAGATTCGAGGAAAGATTTATATCCATCATATGAATCCCATTCTACCAAGGGACATAATTAATCAAAGTGAATTTTTGTTAGACCCAGAATACTTAATCTCTACTACACACTCAACCCACAACGCAATACACTATGGCGATGAAAACTTATTAATCAAAGCGCCGATTGAAAGAAGAAAAAATGACACTTGTCCTTGGAGGCAAAACTAAAAGGAGGAATCGATAAATGTACCAGAATGACACAGTTAACGATATGTATGTATCCGAAACTCACGACGAGACAGAAGTGATTAAAATCGGTCTCGTGTCGAATTGTAAGAAACTTAATGTTCGTGAAAAACCAACCGTTGAAGCCCCAGTCGTATGCGAGATTGTTTGTCAGACCGAAGTTATGATTGATGAAAAAGAATCAACCGAAGAATTCTATAAAGTTTGCACGGCTGCTGGTATCGAAGGTTTCTGTATGAAGAAATTTATCGCGATTCAGCCGTAAAGGAGGATTACTATGATGGGGAGTATACTGACATCAATTAAAAAGCTGCTCGGAATTGCGGAAGAGTATACACACTTCGATGCGGATTTAATCATGCACATCAATTCTGTGCTTTCAATTTTAACTCAGATTGGTGTCGGTCCCGCCGAAGGTTTTTCAATCAAAGACAAATCATCTGTGTGGGAGGACTTTGTTCCAGAAAATTCAAAATGGGAATTAATAAAGTCTTATACTTACATGAAGGTAAAACTTCTTTTCGATCCTCCCCTTAGTTCCGCTGTGATCGAGTCTACAAACCGAATTATATCAGAGCTTGAATGGAGAATTCAAGTTGCAGCGGATCCAGTAAAAACAATTGAAGAGGAGGTAAACCAAAATGAATGATTATCTTAAACACTACGATTATCTTAAACACTACGGTGTCTTAGGAATGAAATGGGGCGTTCGTCGTTACCAGAACAAAGACGGTACTTTAACCCCTGCTGGTAAAAAACGTTACCAGAACAAAGACGGTACGAGAACGGCATTAGGTGAAAAAAGACAAAGCCATGATAGAGTTCTCAGAGCAGAATCCGCCCTTAAATCTAAAATAAGAGAGACTAGGTATAGTATTGGTAACAGGTTAAATCCTAGAGAATCCAAGTACGCCGTAAAGAGAGCATTCACAAAGGAAAATCAAACCGATAAAAACATTGCACGTATGATAGAAGAACAAACTAGGAAAACTGGTGTTTTAACCTCGGACCCAAAATTAATTTCTATAATTGATAAAACAGGTATAGTATCTCATAAAAATGCAGTATATGACAATCTTAATAACACAGACATAGCTCGTATGAAAAAATACACAGATGCTGCTGTATATTCTAGAACTATAAACACTTATCTTGCTACGGGAGAACCGTCCCACGTAGCCGATCAAGCCCAGAAACTTAAAGATAGTATAAGTAAAAATAGGGTTAACAATCTGACGGTATACCGATCTACAAACTTAAAATTTTCTACAGCAGGTCTTAGTAAAAAACTAGACCAAATGGGAGAATCAGAACTGTCTAAAGTTTTCGATTCGTTCGATAAAAATTTTAAAGGTAAAAGTTTTTCCGAGAACAGAATATATTCTACGTCTACATCACCATCGTTTGCGATAGACACATGGCGTAAAGTAAATCCACACGCAGCCAAAACTTATAATTCGTATTTGGTAATAAATTGCAAAGGTACACCTGGGGTTTTAGCAGATGGACGTACGTCAAACGGAGGTAAGATAGTCAATACACGAAGTAACCAAGAGGCTATATTAGCTCCTACTAAAATGACATACACCAAGCTGGCGTGGGACGCAGAACGAGAAATGTTCGCTGTTCATTTGGATGCTAGATAAAGGGAGGAGGTAATCATGTCTGATTATGAAGAGTTTGTAAAAAGAATGGGTTCATTTGATATGGAGCTTTCGCTAGATGACATAGGCCCAAACAAAGATGAAGAACTTAAACACTACGGTGTCTTAGGAATGAAATGGGGTGTAAGAAGGTACCAAAACAAAGACGGTACTTTAACCCCTGCTGGTAAAAAACGTTATAATCAAGACGTTCGAACTAATCTATCTAAAAAAAAAGATTCTAGGATAGATACTAATACACCCGATCCAAAACGATGGGTTAAAGAAGACATAGAACGCAAAAAAAAAATAGCCGATGCAAGTTCTAAACTAGTCACACAATTACAAAATATAGAAAAAGAAACTAGTATGAAAACCACAAAAATGGAACTATCTAAAATGACGGATAAAGAAATGCGTGACCGCATCAATCGTGAGCTTTTAGAGAGACAGTATGTTAATTTATTCGGATCCGAAAATGCATCGAATATTTCAAAAGGGCGAGAATTTGTCAAAAACACGTTAGATGTTGCTGGGACTACACTTACTTTAACGGGATCTGCGTTGTCTATAGCGTTGGCCATTAAAGAACTTAAAGGATAGGAGAATTCAAAATGGCATTATCAAACACTGCTGTCCCAAAATACTACGGCATGTTTAGAGATGCCGTAATTAGAGGAGAGATACCGGTATGTAAAGAAATCTCTATGGAGATGAATCGTATCGATGATCTCATTGCCAACCCCGGGGTTTACTATGATGACCAAGCAGTCGAAGGTTGGATTAATTATTGCGAGTCCGAATTAACCTTAACCGATGGCGGCGACTTACACTTGTTAGATAGTTTTAAGTTATGGGGCGAACAAGTTTTTGGTTGGTATTACTTTGTTGAAAGAAGCGTTTACGAACCAAATCCAGACGGACATGGTGGACGATACGTAAAGAAGACCATTAAGAAACGCCTAATTAATAAGCAGTATCTTATCGTTGGAAGAGGAGCTGCTAAATCTCTGTACGATTCCTGTATCCAATCGTATTTCCAAAACGTCGATACTACGACAACCCATCAAATCACAACTGCCCCAACAATGAAGCAAGCTGAAGAAGTGATGTCTCCTATTCGTACAGCTATAACTCGATCAAGAGGTCCTCTGTTTAAATTTCTAACAGAAGGCTCATTACAAAATACTACCGGATCTAAAGCTAAACGAATGAAGTTAGCCTCCACAAAGAAAGGTATTGAAAATTTCCTTACCGGTTCCTTGATAGAAATACGTCCGATGTCTATTTCCAAACTTCAGGGATTAAGACCAAAACTAGCTACTATTGACGAATGGCTTTCAGGGGACATTCGAGAAGACGTTGTTGGAGCCATTGAGCAAGGTGCTTCTAAAGTTGATGATTATTTAATTATAGCAACTAGCTCGGAAGGCACGGTTCGTAATGGAAGCGGCGACACAATCAAAATGGAGTTGATGGACATTCTCAAAGGAGACTACATCAATCCACATGTTTCTATTTGGTGGTATAAACTTGATTCAATCGATGAGGTTTCAAACCCGGAGATGTGGTTAAAAGCTAATCCCAATCTTGGTAAAACAGTCACCTATGAAACATATCAGTTGGATGTTGAAAGAGCAGAAAAAGCTCCGGCCGCAAGGAATGATATTTTAGCAAAGCGTTTTGGCATTCCCATGGAGGGTTATACTTACTACTTCACTTATGAAGAAACTCTTCCTCATAGAAAGAGAGACTTCTGGCAAATGCCTTGCGCTCTTGGAGCAGACCTTTCTCAAGGAGACGATTTTTGTGCATTTACATTTCTGTTTCCTTTATCTAATGGGTGTTTCGGTGTCAAAACTCGAAATTATATATCTTCGCTAACACTAATGAAACTCCCTGCTGCCATGAGAATCAAGTATGATCAATTCATGAAAGAAGGAAGTTTAATTGTCCTTGAAGGAACTGTTTTAGACATGATTGAAGTTTATGAAGACTTAGATAATCATATAAACGAATGTGGATATGACGTTAGATGTTTTGGTTTCGACCCATATAACGCGAAGGAATTTGTAGAGCGTTGGGAATCGGAAAACGGTCCATTTGGAATCGAAAAAGTTATACAGGGTGCAAAAACGGAGTCCGTTCCTCTAGGAGAGTTAAAGAAACTTTCTGAGGAGCGGATGCTTTTATTTGATGAAGAACTTATGAGTTTTGCTATGGGCAACTGTATAACTCTTGAAGATACGAATGGTAATAGGAAATTACTTAAGAAACGATATGAGCAGAAGATCGACGCTGTGGCCGCTATGATGGATGCTTATATCGCTTATAAAGCCAATAAAGATGCTTTTGAGTAAAGGTGGTGATTAGATATGGATAATGGATTGACACATTACGGCATTCTCGGTATGAAATGGGGTGTTCGGAGAACCCCGGCTCAACTTGGACACCTGACCAAAAAAGATAACAAATGGGTTAAGAAAAACACCGAGAAAATTACGGAGAAGGCCCGTAAGAAATCTTCGAAAGAATTAATGAAATATGCCAACGAGTTAATGAAAGACCCAAACGCTGTTAATAAATCCGGTAAACTCAGTGCGGCTACCATTAATTCTTATAACAAAAAAATGGCTTCGCTAATGAACGAACAAGTTTCCGGCTTAACATCACCATCTGGTAAAGTTGTGCGATTTGTAGCCAAACGAGGAGAAGTTGGAGTTTTCATGGCTCTTGCCGACCAAGGTTATAATATGAACCAACTTAAGAACGGTATTTATGACTCCGGTAAAGTCGCATACCGAAGCACCGTTGTTGATAAAGTCGAAGCGAGGAGGTGATAATTCAAAATGGGGATGACTTTTGGAGATAGACTAAAACATGCTTGGAATGCTTTTCTCAACAAAGACCCCACGAGTTTTTATAGAGATATTGGGATTAGTC